TGCTCATTGCTTGGGAACTCAAAAGTCCCAGTGCCGTCTTGAAACTCGGTGTCGAAGTCAGCGAAGACCTAGTCGGTGAGAAGGTGGCTGCGTCTTCCCTAGTCAAAGAAAAGGCGAAGGAATAGAATTCACATCCCTGCCAAAAGAAAAGCCTGGCAGTGCGCAAACACCACCAGGCCAAATTTCAACTAAAGGCAACTCACAATGAAACACCCAACAAAAGGAATTTCAGTGCCAATCATAACTGAAACACCCCAAAACGACACATTCTCTAAGTCCCAGTCTGTCGCCTGCAAGATAGGCGCTGTCGCCCCAGATGCGGTCTTCTGTACCTTTGCCCTGCAAGGCTCAAAGAAAATCCCTTACAAACGATCCGGCCAAGGCGTGGCACGGGATACAGACCCAGCCGATCTCTACAACGCTGAAGACATTTGGGCCATGGAGGAAGCCCCTCATGGAGAGTATCTTGGCCTAGTCCAGCAGCGCCCCATTATCAGCGCATCAGGGAACTATTTGGTTTGCCTTGATGTAGATATGAAACACGCCTCTGGCCCGACCAACGTGGCCATCCAGCGCATGGCCAAGTATGTCAAGGCCAACAATATGCTGACCGAGGTGTCAGTCTCAGGTCGTGGCCGTCATGTGTTCTTATGGGTCCAGTCCCCACCGGTCAAGGACATGATTCTCCCCAAGTACAAACTGGGCGGTGGTCAGGAACTTGAAGTATTCGGCCTGCCAAACAGTGCAGGCAAGTCAGTGCTACTCAGTGGCAATGCTGTGGCTGGTGAATTCCAAGAGGCCGTAGACCTCTACGATTTACTCAAAGACTGGGGCATCATCGAACAGCATCAATTGCAAGAACCAAGGCAAAATCTTTCAAATGAAAGATTTGACTTCACCCAATTAGGCTCAAGAATTGAAGACAGCGATCTTGATCGTGCCATCAAGGCTTTGCACCATATCAACCCAGACTGTGACTATGACCAGTGGATTGAGCTGGGCCAAGCACTGCACACTGAGTTTGGCGAGGCAGGTCTCGGCCCATGGATGCAGTGGTCCATGGCTGGCCAGAAGTTTGCAGGGACCAAAGACATTGAACAACACTGGAAGAGTTTTCACCAGGGCAAAGGCGTGGGGCTTGGCACACTCTTCAAGTACGCCAAAGACAACGGCTGGGAAGCTCCAACCAAGCAGACTGAGCGCAAATCAGCTGTAGAAGACTTTGCCGCGGTCATTGGCCAAGCACAAGCACCAGTCACAGAAGACGCGCCAGACCCATCATGGCCAGAGCTTTCCCTAGACCTGACTAAGCTCAACCCCATCGATTACTTGATCGAAGGCTTTATGGCCCATAGCTTTTTCATCTTGGCCGGCCAGCCTGGTGTGGGAAAGACCACAGCAGTGCTGTCAATGTGCATGGTCATGGCAGGGTTTTCGGTAGAAGGTTGCGAGATTCACGCTAAAAAGAAACGCAAGTCAATTATCGTGACTGAAGACTCGGACCAGATAATCAGAACACTATTTGCATATTCAAAGCATTATGGTATTCAAAACCTTAATGAGTGGTTTGTAGTTATTGATGCCAGAAGGTCCAATGTCAAAGATTTATTAAGACTTGCACATAATATTGAGCGTCATACAGTCAATGGCATTAAGCCATTATTAGTTCTTGACACGGCCAATGCGACCATGGATATTGATAATGAGAATGACAACTCAGAAGTCGGAGCCTATATTGCCGCCATCAAGCAGACCATATTTGTCCAGCAAAAAGCGCCAGTCTGCATTCTGACCCATACAAACAAAACCATATCCAGACAAGACTCAGATGCCATGGCCCGTGGTGCATCAGCATTTACAGGCGATGCAACCCTCACCGGAGTGCTTTTCATGGATGAGGATAACCAGCGCTACTTAAAGCTGACAAAAACGCGCTATGAGCCTCAATTTAGAGAAATAAAATTCGACTCCATCACATTCCCAGAAATAGTCTTAACCCCAACTGGTGATATGCAAGAGATTATTTGCAGGGTGGCCATCCCAGCCATGTCGTCAGAACAAGACAGGATGGCTGCCAAGCAGTCAATACAAGACAATGCCAAAGAGCAGCGCATCCAAGACAAGTGCGATGAGGTCTGCAACCATGTCCAAGCCATCATCAATGACAAAGGCAGTGTCATTATGCGCAGAGGACCAGGCAGGCCAGTTGTGCCAAAAGAACTCCAAAACGCCTATCAACTGGATTGGACTGAAATCTTTTCAAGCGTCAAAGGCAGTGACGCAGGCTATATCCGCAAGCACATTGGCACGGCCATCTTTACTAGATTCGCACCAAATGGACCATCATCAGGTTGGGTGAAACTAGCATGATCATGCTAATGCGGAAAGGCGGAACTAATACGGAACTAATACGGAATTCCGTATTAGACAATGGCAGGGATTGTTGGATAAGTGGGGTCATTAGACCCACTTATCCACAGACCAGTCTCGGCTTGGAAGGTACTTCAGTTTCTAATGCGGAAAGGCGGAAAATTCCTTAAGGGTTTTCCGTATTAGAAACGAGCATTAGATGGGCCAACTCAAAGGAAAGTTATGCACAGGTTATCCACAATTGATGAAATGGTCGAAGATGAGCGCGTTTTCTGCCAAAACTGCGCTAATGCGGAAATGGTCGAGCAGCGCCAGTCGATGCCAGCAGAGCAGATGGAAAGACACAGAAAGGTCAACGCAAAACCATTGCAGTGGATGTTTGACCAGGCAAAGGTCAGGAATGGATGGGCAACCATCACATGGTCCGAACATCAGTGCCGCCAAACTGGACTGGCTGCATTCCCGACCGATGTCAAACACCGATGCCACTTGTTCCAAGCCAAACCCACGGCAGTAGAATCCGAAGCATGGTGGTTGACATAAAGCGCAAACGAAAAAGCATTGAACACATTGACCAGGTCAAAGTGGTGCAACACGTTCGTGCGTTTTATCCAGACTGCATCATTGCAGCAATACCCAATGGAGGCGATAGAAGCGCTTCAGAGCGCGTCAGATTGCATTCTGAAGGGGTTTTAGCAGGGATGCCTGATCTGTGCGTCTTAGAGCCTAAAAACGGGTTTCATGGGCTTTTTATTGAAATGAAGACCAAGGCCGGAGTGGTTTCAAGCAAGCAAAGTGCTGTGGGTTTGCAGTTAAACGCAAAAGGATATCTGTGCCTGGTCTCAAGATCAGCGCCAGATGCAATCAAAATCATTGAAGGGTATTTGAATGGCAAAAGCACAAACACTGAGTGAGCTTGCTGACAACATTGTTGAGCGCCAGCTCACACTGCGTGATCAAGCAGCTGTCGAGAGAAAAGAGATGTCTGGAATCAATAAGAAAATTCACGCATTCGGTGGTGAGGCTATGCTCTTTGACCATATCTCACAAGGTAAAACAATCGATTCAGTGATTAAGTCTTTGGACATAAGCATTGGCGGGTTTTACAAATGGATCGAAAAAGATACGAAACGGGGAGAACTCCTCGCACGCGCACGCACGCGAGGTGGGAGAAGTTTAGCAGAGCAGACGCTAGAAATTGCAGACAACGCAAGTCCTCAAGAGGCGCAAGTGGCCAAGCTGAGAGTGGATACAAGGCGCTGGCTGGCCTCCAAGCAGGCTCCAGACGAGTATGGTGACAAGCAGCAACCACTGGTCAACATCGACCTTGGAAGCATGGCGCTCGATGCATTGCGCAAGCGCAGCGTGACTTTTGAGGATATGAATACAAAATGATTCAGTGACTTTATACAACGTTCATTATGTTAAGTGGACAAGTCGTTATCCACAGAATTAAGTGCATCAAAGTATTACAAGCACACTTATGCACAGGAATCTGTGGATAAGGTTGGCCAAAATCTGGGGACAAGTCGGTCGCGGCCAGCTGGCGGTCGGTGGCCGCAGCCCCCCCCTTGTCCGGTTTGGCGGGGGCGACTGTGGCGGCACTAAACACCTACAAAAAAAAATTTTAAAAAACTAAAAAACTAAGTTGACATAAAGCGCAAAAAGCATCGACAATCTAATCTCCACAAACAACGGAGTAACCGAATGAAATCTAAGCTGGCAACAGTGGTCATCAATGGCCATGAGTGGATCGTGATCGACACTGATGAGGAAAAAGACGGGAAGGTGTTCTGCACTTTAATGGGTCAAGACGGGTTGGCGACCTGGCACACTTGGGTGGACAAAAATGATATTGATGGGATTGTATGAACACGATTATGCTAATTAAGGTACGCCAGTTATTCAATGTTGATTATGTTCCGCGTAGCACTAATCGACATAATCAATTGCAATATGTCAAATCATTAAGGCAATTAGGCAGTAAATGGTTGGTACATAAAGATAATGAAGTGCAGAGAATCCAGTGAAAACTAATTTTGTAAATAATCCGGTGAGATTAAATGGCAATTGCCATGGTCATAAATTGCAGTTATGCAATAAATGCGCACAGCAAAAGCCACCAGAGGGTGGGGTGGAGATGAGTGCGACCAGGTGGTTGTGTGCATCTTGCTGGACCGATAGGATCACGGGCCGGAACTTAAAGCAAGCGAGGGGTTTGTGAAGGAGAATGTGTTTGCTCAGTGGGTGGACCGGTATCAGCCTGACCCCGTGCTGTTTGTGCGGGAGGTTTTGGGGGTAGACCCTGACCCGTGGCAAGTGAAGTTTCTTGGTGCAATAGCGCGTGGGGATAGGAAGATATCTGTGCGGTCTGGCCACGGGGTGGGCAAATCCACTGCGAGCAGCTGGGCCATGCTCTGGTACTTTATGACTCGATCTCCAGTCAAGGTGGTGGTGACTGCACCGACAAGCTCTCAGCTGTATGACGCGATGTTTGCAGAACTGAAGAGGTGGATCAATGCGATGCCACTTCCACTTCAAGGTCTCTTGACTGTCAAGCAAGAGAGGATTGAATTTAACGCGGCTCCAACTGAGATGTTTATTTCTGCCAGGACAAGTCGGGCAGAGCAGCCGGAGGCTTTGCAGGGGATTCACAGTGAGAACGTGATGCTGGTGGCTGATGAGGCAAGTGGTGTGCCGGAGCAAGTGTTTGAGGCCGCGGCTGGCTCGATGTCTGGGCATAACGCGGTGACGCTACTTTTGGGCAATCCGGTGAGAAGCAGTGGGTTTTTCTACGACACTCACACGCGCTTGTCTGATGAGTGGACCACATTCCAAGTGGCGTGTACGGATTCGCCACGGGTCAGTGATGAGTACGTCAAAGAGATGGCCATGCGGTATGGCGAGGAAAGTAACGTCTACCGGATCAGGGTGATTGGTGAGTTTCCAAAGGGAGATGATGACACTGTGATTGCCATGGACTTGCTTGAGACGGCTGTCAATCGGGATGTCGCGCCAAGTCAACACGCGCCCATGATCTGGGGCTTGGATGTGGCGCGGTTTGGCTCTGACCGGTCAGCACTGTGCAAGCGCCAAGGTAATGCGGTAACAGAGAATATCCGGACATGGAAAAATTTGGACCTGATGCAATTGACTGGTGCGGTGGTGGCAGAGTATCAGGCGCTGCCACCAAGCCAGCAGCCAAAAGAAATTCTGGTCGATAGCATTGGCCTTGGAGCTGGGGTGGTGGACAGGTTGAGAGAGCTGGGCCTACCGGCCAGAGGCATCAACGTGTCCGAGTCCCCAGCCATGGGCGGGACTTACAGGAATCTGAAGGCAGAGCTTTGGTACAGGGCGAGAGCCTGGCTTGAGGCGCGGGATTGCAAGATGCCAAAGGATGAGGTGCTGATTGCAGAGCTGGCCACAGTGCGATACAACTTTACTTCAAACGGAAAGATTGCCATTGAGGGGAAGGATGAGATCAAGCGAAGAGGATTGCCAAGCCCTGACAAGGCTGATGCGTTTGTCCTGACGTTTGCGTCTGATGCGGTGATGGGAATGTACGGAAGTGCAGGCTCAAGCAAATGGTCGCAACCACTGCGCAGAAACTTGTCTAGAGTTGCATAATTGCGAATATCCACTAACCATGAAAGGGATGGCCATGAAGGCAATGACTAAAGCTCAAAAGAAGGTCGGTAAGGTAATGCATGAATTCAAGACTGGCAAGCTGCACAGCGGTGGAACTGGCAAGGTTGTGAAGAATCCACAGCAAGCAATTGCCATTGCATTGTCTGAGGCCAAGATCAAACAAAAGCCTAAAAAGGGAATGAAATAATGGCCACGATGCAGCGCACCATGAGCCAAGTCATGGATAACAAATCTGGTATGGCCCAGAAAGGCAGCGATCAATCATGCCCAATGCCCACGCAAGACATTACACTGAATTTGAAAAACCGAGCCAAGGCAATCACCAGCGCGGCCTATGGTCCTGAGAATCCTAATCTGCCAAACAATGCGTTTTGGCAAAAGAAGGCTGACCAGTGGGATGTGAGCATTGATGATGCCAAGCAAAGCCGGTGCGGTAACTGCGCGGCATTCAATGTGTCTGACAGCATCAAGCAGTGCATTGCCAATGGCATTGGCATGGAAGCTGATCCATGGGGCACGATCAAGTTGGCTGATCTTGGTTATTGCGAGATTTTTGACTTCAAGTGCGCAGCTTCAAGAACTTGTGATGCATGGGTGGTTGGTGGACCTAACACGGGTGAGGGCGATGGCCAAGACATGAATGACAGCCAAGATGACTCAGAAGATTCTTTGATCACCATCAATTTACACGGAAAGGATTGAATGATGAAAGCCGGACTTTATGCCAATATTCATGCAAAACAGGCTCGGATAGCCAATGGCTCAAAAGAAAAGATGCGGAAGCCTGGCACAAAGGGCGCTCCATCAGCTGCTGACTTCAAGGCCGCGGCTAAGACTGCAAAGAAGCCAAAGAAATGAAGACACCAGCTTGGCAGCGTAAGGAGGGCAAAAGCCCGTCTGGCGGCTTAAATGCCAAGGGCCGTGCCAGTGCGAAGGCCGAGGGCATGAACTTGAAAGCGCCAGTCAAAGCAGGCGATAACCCAAGACGCGCCAGCTTCTTGGCAAGAATGGGCAATATGCCTGGTCCTGAGATGAAGGGCGGTGAGCCGACTAGGCTGCTACTGTCATTGAAAGCATGGGGCGCAAGCTCTAAGGCTGATGCCAAAGCCAAGGCAGCTGCGATCAGTGCCAGGAATAAGGCAAAGAAATGATTTGTCCAATCGTCATTGCCACTGTCAAGGGCCATGGTCTGGCCGTATTGCTGGAGTCCATCAAGCAATATGCGCCAGAGTGTCCAGTTTATCTGCGTGGTCTTGAGTCGGTGCTTGAGAATTTTGAGGCTGACTTCAAGATTTATGGCCAACCGAGGAGCTTTGGCGAGGACTACAACGAGGTGATTGAGGCAGCGCTCAAGGACTGGTCATCTTGCATTGTGGCCAATGACGACATTGTGTTGACACCCACCAGTGTGAAACTATTGATGGAAGATGTGGCCATTGTCAGGACCATGAACAGCTACAAAGCTGGGTGGGTGGCGGCAAGGTGTGACGCGGCCAGACCTTGTCAAAATGTGCGCATTACTGAGCAGCCTGAGAAGTTAAATTTCTACAAATTCCCATCTGAGTCACACATTAAATTGGTCCAAGAAATCAGCCCAATATTTGCATGGATATCAAGTGATGCATTTCAAGAGGCAAAGTTTCCCCCTCTGAATTGGTACTCAGATGATGTGCATTGTATGGATTTAATCCAAAAAGGCTATGGCCACTATGTAAGCGCAAGTTATGTTCATCACATTGGCTCAAATACCATCGGTTTTAATGCCCAAAAGCTCCATGAAGACGCGCTTCCATGGCTCAAAGAAAACAGACCAAATTATGCGAGTGCCTGGTTTGATTCTTAATCTAGGCTCTGGCAAAGACTGGAATCCTGAGTATCTGAATGCAGATATTCAGGCCAATAAAACGCCTGACTGGCTGGTGGATATTAGCGACATCAAATGGGGCGATACGCTAGATACAAGGTTTGGACAACTGGAAGTTGTGCCAGGGATGTTTGAGACGATTCTGGCCAATGATGTGCTGGAACACATCCCAAATTTGGTCGATGCCATGACCAACTGCAAAGAGCTGTTGAAAGTTGGTGGTGAAATGCGGATTCATGTGCCGTATGACTTGAGTCTTGGCGCGTGGCAAGACCCGACTCATGTCAGGGCATTTAACGAAAATTCTTGGAAGTATTACACCGAGTGGCACTGGTACTTAGGCTGGCCAGATCGGTTTGAGCTGACAACGCTGGAAATGAGGCTCTCAAAGGTGGGAGAATCATTAGAATTGCCCCATGACGAAATTATCCGCACCCCACGGGCTGTAGACTCTATGTATGTGGTTCTCACAAAGGTTAAACCATGATCGATAACATGACTGAAAATTTATCCACCGACATTGCAGCCACTGAGCCAATGGATGATGCAGAATTGCAAGCGATCATCACGCAAGACCTGACTGATGCGGTGAGCTATGTTGACAGTGATCTGTCACCCACACGCGCAAAAGGTACTGAATACTATCGCGGTGATTTATTTGGCAATGAGGTCGAAGGCAACAGCATGGTTGTGGCCATGGAAGTGCGAGACACTGTCTCGGCCATGTTGCCAAGCCTGATGCGTGTGTTCTTTAGTTCTGAGAATGTGGTCGAGTTTGCCCCTCGTGGCCCAGAAGATGTGAAGATGGCTCAGCAGGCGACCGACTATGCCAACTATGTTTTCCAAAACGACAACAACGGGTTTTTGACAAGCTATGCCATCTTCAAAGATGCGCTGGTTCGCAAATGCGGCATTGCCAAATTCTGGTGGGAGGATGATGAGAAGGTCCGGATTGAAGAGTACACCGGCCTCGATGACCAGACGCTAGAGATGCTGATGCAAGAGCCTGGTGCAGAGGTCAAGATCATTACGTCTTATCCTGACCCTGCTATTGACGAGATGCAGATCAGCACTGTTGACCCACTGACTGGTCAGCCGGTTATGGCCCCACCAGCCATGGTCCATGATGTGCAGATCAAGCGCATCACAAAGGATGGCCGCATCAAGATCATGGCCGTGCCGCCAGAAGAGCTTCTACTAGACAGACGCGCCAGATCGTTTGACGATTCGACCATCATTGCCCA